CGGTACTCTTTACCGCCAAACTCAGCAAATTCCTGATTGTCGTATTCAAAACTATGAATATCAACAATCAGATTTGGACGAATGCCAGCCTGATTGGCTTGGTAAAATTCGGACCGTGTAATAGATTTTTTCTTACAAAAAATTGTAGTCTTTACTTTCTCAGTCAGATCTTGCTTGAGTTTGTCCTTACCTGTAATTTTAAAACCTATCAATATGATTTCATCATTCCACATCTCACACCTCTTTCTTGGAAGAGATTTGCAGATTGTGCAAGCGCCATTGAAGGTGACGTGGCAAATCAACACCCCCTTCATAGCGATAAGCAGCAAAGTCAACAATGAACATTTCATGGTCAGCACGATCTGGAACCAATTCAACACCCAGATTGTTTGTTAATTCGCTGATGACGCTTGAGACAATATTCTCTAGTGTTTCATCTCGCAAATTTGAAGTAATTCCTAATTTGATTTTAAGTAATTCCACTAACTGACCAGTGTCCATGCTATTCTTCCTCTTTCTTGGTTGCTTTCTTGCGTTTTGGCTTTTCTTCAGTGGTTTCTTCTACTTCCTCAGTAGTTGTTTCCACCTCTTCAGAGGTCTCTTCTGCTTTCTCAGCAGTTTCTACTACCTCTTCAACAGCCTCTTCTACTTTCTTAGTAGCTTTCTTTACTACTTCATCAGTGATGAAGATTGAACCTGCTGAGTTGAAGCCTGTCAAGAGTCCTTTAACAAACTCTTGATCAGGTTCATATCCTTTGCGTGGGAAGACATCATCAATCTTATATTCATGTTGTTCCGTGTCACGCATGTCTTTGAATGGACGGATTACTGTATAGGGCATGTGATACCTCCTTATGCTACAACATCAGTGTATGTGCCAAAGAATCCAGCAGCAGCATCTACTTTCTTAACATCCAAACGGATGAAGAGTCCAAGTAATTGGCCATAGATGTCATTGTTGACCCATTTAACAGATACTTGAGAACGGTCAAAGAGTTTTACAAATTCAGAAACATCACCAATGAAGAACTTCATGTCTCCTTCAGATCCAAAGACTGTATCATCTACCGGGTAGATTGTTTTGCCGCCAAATGAGTAGCCTGTAGGTGATGCAACATCTGTTTGAAGCATGTAGCGACCATTTTTGTCTTTCACTTTGTCAAGTGCTGCAAACATTGATTGCGTTACAACAATACTTGCTTTGTAGATTGATTTAAGTTTCTTGTTGTAGATATCCTTGATGCCATCGAATCCAGCAGCATCTGCTTGAGTTGCTGATTTGAGGATGGTAGCGACCAATGACAATTCAGTGTTTTCACCTTGATTGAATACTTCATCTTCTACGATTGACATGATGTCATAGTCTGCATCATCAATCATTTCTTGAGATACAGGAATGTACCCACGGTAAGTCTTGATTGAGTAATCAATTTCGCTGATGCTTGGTTTTCCAAGTTCAGGATTAGCTTTCAATTCATCAGTTGAAGCCATTTTGCTGTCTGTCTTCTTGATAACTGGATATTTACCAGAACCGCTGTTTACTTTGACACGTTGAACAAGATCCAAGAGTGGATTGCGTGTTTTTTCAAGGAAGTGAGGTTTTAGCACTTCAGTTGGGATCAAAGCAGCGCTTCCAGAGTCAGTTGTTTTAAGACCTTCAATGTCACGAGTTTGACCAGTACGAATGAATTTAGCAATTGCGTCACGTTGTTCCAATTTCTTTCCTCCACGTTGCTCAACATCTTTGAATGTTGGGGCTTTCCGATTTTGTTCATCAACTTGTTTTTGAAGATCTTCAATTTCTTCTTCAAGTTTTGCTTTTTCTGCTTGTTTTTCTTCCAATTCTTTTTGGATTTCTTCAAGGCTCTTTTCAACCGTTGAAACTTCTTCTTCAGTTTCTGCACGGTCCAATTTTTCTGCTTCAATAGCAGAACGGTTGTTCAATTCTGTGATTGCTTCTTCCAATTCAACAACCTTGTTTGCTTTGGTGCGCATACGTGCGCCCAGAATCAATGCTTTGTTCATAGATTGTATTTCTCCTTAATTTTCATTTTGCGTTCATTTAACGCTTCACTATTAGCACGTTTCAGACATTCAAAATCTTTCTTGCGTGCAGCAATTTCAGTCTGTGGATATGCTGGGAACGTGCAAGGACTGACCTCAAAGATTTCAAGTTCTAGCACGGTATCAAGATAAGAACCATCTTCACGCTCAATGGTATCCACTTTGATAGGCATAAATCCAAAACTGCATCCAACAATATCCCCACGCTGTACACGGGCATAAGCTCCCATAGCGTCTGGATCATTTCTGTTGATGATGATGTCTCCATAGAGACCTTTGTCATCAACTTTGAGACTCACTGTGCTGTTTCCTGTGCGTCCTAACACTAGGTTATGATCATGATTGAACAATGCACGGATATCAGCATTCTTGATTGCTTCTTCCACTCCTGCACGTTTGATCACTTCAAAATAGCCTGGCCACAGCTCAGTTTCTTCATCGAACCGGATGAAGTAGCCACTCAGAATCAAGTCACCAGATTCTTGTTCTTCTCGTGTCTCGAATTGAGTAGCGATGTAGGAATTACGTTTCTTCACTGGCATTTCCTCCTTCCTTATTTAGTTTGCTCTGATTGCCTAACTCGCCTTGTGGCAGATAGTTTTCTAGAACAATAATTTCATCCATTTCAGGATCTGGAGTCATACCAACCCAATCTCTCCACTCGTTCCTACGCATTGCAGCACTGTTGGTCATTTGTTGAGCAACAGTTGAAAGCTCTGTGATGTCGTATGAATACAATGAGCGTGGATTGAATTTGAAGTATCGTGTGGTTGAAGTCAGTAGGTCTCTTGTGAGCGTCTGAGTGATCGTTGTTGCGATGCTCATGATGGTTGTATTCACAAAGTTGTTGTATTCTTCTTTGTTAAATTCGCCTACACCCAACACAAAAGCCGGAACACCTAACATTCCAGCTACTGTCTTCTTATCAATTTCTACTGACTCATTCAAAGCGATGTCATTCAAACTTAATGGCTTCACTTGTTCAACTTCCATCAAGGCATCAGGAACAATCCAAGGTTCCCCTGACTGGCTTGTTGTCAAGTATTTCTTAGCGATTTTTTCACGCCCCTCAACAGTTCCAAGTTCTTCACTGGATGAGTCCACCTTCACAATGAGGCTTGGAACGTTCTTTCCGTTCATGAAGCCCTTCTTGGTCTGTGTGGCCATGTTCAAATTTCGGACAATGTCTTTCAAAGCCAATCTAAAACCGGTCCCAATATAAGGCCGGTCTGGATCAGGATTGATGGCAAAGTGGACCACTTCGTCTGGATTGAAATCAGTGTCCCTGAAGTGGATCATGTAGGTTAGATCATTACTTTTGAAAGACACTTCTGACATTGGAAATGGTCTGAGGTTGCTGATGTAATCAGTCATTGGATCATATTCCACATGTAGCACAGAATTCCCATCGCCAAACAGAAGCAAGTCCCTGACAATCTTGAAGATCCATGATTTTCTTGTCATGTGATCACAAGGATTAATGTCAATCTTACGGGCTAACCCGTCCTTGATTCGTACATCACCGGATTCTGTATTCTCCATGAGCTGGATAGTCATATTTGAAACCATGTCAGCAATTTTATTGACTGCCATGATCACATCTGGATTTCTAGCTAATGGAATATAGCCATCGCCATCATACATGATGCCCAAATCAGAATTGCCAAAGCTTGTGAACATCGTTTGAGACTTGCCACGCTTGAATAATTTGTCAAAGATTCCCATATTTCTCACCTCCTTTCTGTCTAATCAAAGTAAGCCATCACATTCTTATTCTTACCAAGGTTTGCAAGTGCCTGTATACAAGCAAAAACGCTCGCATCAAACAAGTCAATTCTTGCTGTACCGCCATCCCCGTCCAATTTCTCATACTGGACAGCATCATCTACTTTCTCAATGGCTCTGACATTGCTGACACAATACTCATAAGCGTCCGAATGTACATAATAAAATTCTTTATTTTTTACTTTCAATTCAATTCTTCTGAATCCCTCTGATTTCAAATAGAATAGCTGAGGCTGGTCAATCATTTTGAATTTAGCTTGCTTCATTTTGAGCATAAATTCTCTACCAAACTTTCTATCCATACCGACAGCAGCAATTTTGAAGCCTTTTTGTCTCATCTCTATGAACCATTTAACAATGTCATCATAGAGGACTGTTGGAGTGTTGCTCATGGTAAGCCATCCATCTGATTGCCACCCAAATAGTGGGATGCCATCATCATTGGCTTTCTTCTGAGCGTTGACACGAGGGAAGAAAGCGTGTGTGATACAAATATCAACATCTTTTTCCCCGTCATTGTAGACACCATAAAGAGCAGCAGCGGTCAAGTCATGCAGTCTTGAGAGGTCAGCTCCTCCATACCAGCGAATAGGAAGCTTTGCAAGCTCCTCAATGGTCCAGTCGTAACAGTCATCACTGGCAATGAACTCATCTGGATTGAAATAAGCGTTCATTGAGTTAGTAAAGACATTCAGTGTCTTATTGAAGAACTCATTTCTGGTCTGTGGATCATTCAAGGCCTGTTCTGCTTCTTCCTTGAGGGCTTTGAGCGATACGGTCACACCCCATGAGGGATTGGCCATCTTCAACACATTCTCATCCAAGTAGTCTCCTACATCGCCATCAGTGTCCTGATTTGCCTTACAGATAAAGATGAAGAATGAATCATCTTTGACTAACTCTTTCAGCACCTTCTGACAGTATTTTAGACGGTTAGCAAGGAAGCCTGTTGGAATGTCCCCGGCTGTTGATATAACAAAAAGCATACTGTTCCGGTATGCTGACATTGTTTTCTTCATAAGACCGTATTTCTTGGAATTTCTCATAGTATGGGCTTCATCTAGGATGATGACATTCCCATTTAGTGAGTCAAGCCTGCTCTCATCATTGGCCAGTGCTTGAATAAAGAATGAACCCTCCTCGCCAAAATTGGCAGTGATGGAGTGTTCTTGGTTGTTATCTTTGATACGAATGTTCTTGTCATTCCATCGCTCAACATTGAACCGCAAGAATCCAAATGCTTCCAAGGCTTGCTTGACTGAATTGGCTACAATATAGCATTTTGAACCGCTATCTGTATCAAGGATCTGATAAGCTAGAGCGATTGCAGCAGTGAATGAAGTCTTGCCATTTTTTCTGGCAAGTATGATCAAGGCTTCCTTGAAGCGTCTCTCATTCGTTCCCTTGATATAGAATCCAAAGAGATTGACCACCACAAAATGTTGCCACGGTTGAAGTAACAATGGCTTGTTACGGATAGAGACCGCAAACATATCATCACCCTGCTGATGGACAATTGTGTGTTCGATGAAATGGACAACAAAATCAACCATGTCTTCATCCATCTCAAACTCTGGATTGTCTAAATCTCTCAGGAAGCGTGATGCTGCCAAAATGTTTTCTTCACAATGCTCTTCCTGATGGTCCAGAACGTGTTGAGCGTATTTTTTGGCTTTCTCCACGTTACCCATCAGCTTTCACCCGTTTCTTCTTGATCTCATCCTTGAATTTCAGAACCTCTGTGAGAACTGATCCATTGTCTTGCTCTACCACTTCACCAAGAGATTTAGGATTCATCATCAATTGATTAGAATAACTGAGTATGTCTTTCCGTAGGATTTCCATCGCTGTGAGGATTGGGACCTTTCGCTCATTCTCAGCTCCTGCTTTGTTAACGTAGACATCTGTGACAGGATAGCCCATATCAGCATAGTCCTGAGCAAGTTTCTGATACTGATAGAGCATACCTGCAAAGATGTCAATGATCATGTCAAATTCTTTGCGATAGGTTCCAAGCTCTTTCATCTGTTTGATGATTTTTGACTTGATTGATTTAGCTGTTACGGGTTTTGCCAAAAACTAGGCCTCCTTCCTGAAATTCCTTTAGTTTTTATCCCCTTTTTGTCTGAGCGGTCCCGACTTGGAAAAAGTTCCCTTCACCGGTTCCCAGACGCTCGAAAAAAATTTTTTTCGATGGGGGGGATAATCGAAAAATTCAAAAATTGAAAAATTGAAAAATTCGATTTTTACAAAATTTCATTTTTTCGATTTTTGTAAAAATTTAAAAATTCCCTTTTTCGTTTCTTTTGCCAAAAAATTCCTTGACCAATAACTTTATCATTCTTCCTGTCATGAAAAGTATTGTGTCGCTTGTTGGTAAGCGGCAGACAATTCCATTCTTGAAATTCTAGTTCAGGATATTCGGACACTGGAAAAATATGATGAACCATTTCAGCTGGTTCTGATATTCCATATCTCAAGCTTTCCTGACAAAGATAATTATGTTTTCTTAGAATCTTATCTCTGAACTTCTCCCACTTCTTTGTCTTCAAAGAAGGTCTGACAATTTTGTTATACATATAATCCTCCTCACACAAAAAGGACAGACCAAACTGATTGGCTGTCCCTCTCATACTTGAAAGCTATGCTATCATAATATTTTATTTTATGTGAGAAAACAAGAGCTTATTTTCTCATTTTGTTTTTTGCAGTTTTAAATTCATCACCATTCAATGCTTATATACCTATCTGTGATACCTGGTTTTTTCGTGAAGCTAAAAGAATATACATCTTCATATTTTATTATAAATCCTTTTCCAAGTCGTTTCTTCAATGCTTCTAGCGTTTTATCATCGTTCAAGCGTCTGCGTGTGTAATCGTCTTTTGCTTTTGAAAAATAAATCCTAAAGGATGAGAAGCCCTTTCTGGCGGATACTTTCAATTTTTCTTCTAGTTGCAAGTTATTGAAATATCTTTTAAACCACACTTCATGACTCTCTGCACCGATTTGTTTTAGTTCATCAAATAGATTCATATTGATCCCACCTTGTCATTCTACTTCCTCAACTTCAATTCCTTCACAATCAAAGACCCAACCGAATCCAGCTTGTTCCAGTTTCTTCTTTGTAAGTTTTGAATATGCTTTACTGCTGTAAAAATAAATTGCATCTTCATCAGGATCTCTCATGATGTATTGACCAGATGCTTTTATTTTCACTTTGTAGCGTTTTTCTTTTTTTAACAATTCAGGACTTTCCCAACGGTTCCCAATTTTTGAGTAGTATTTGAGAATGTCTCTTGTTATGTCTACTCTGGTATTTATTGTAATACCTTCACCAAACCATCTACAATTATCATGATCATATCTCACGAGAAAAATATATTCCTGAGCATTGTTTTTCAGAATATCTGCTTCAAAGATCTCATTACCGTTTATATCTTTAAGTCCTGTTGATTGCATGAATTCCACATCATCAAATGAAATACCCTTTGGAGTGAAATCAACATCTTTCATACATCTTTTATTTTTGTCCCATGCTTGGAATTTTGGAATCATTTTCACCCTCACTTTCACATATCTTATATTTTGTTAAGCTCGCCTTATTTCTGAAATCCTTTTAGGATATGGGTTTCATTCGTTTCTCTTTTCTTAGCTTATGCCTAACTCGTTATGTTAATGTCAAAAATATAAAAATTAAATAACAAAGTTTCTCAAAGCATCATCTAGTTCAGCTTGTTCAATTCCAATATATCTCAGAGTTATGGCTGGAGATGAATGATTGAACATCTTCTGTAGTGTGCCTACATCCTTTGTTTTGTTGTAGTATTTATATCCAAATGTTTTGCGCATCGTGTGAGTCCCCACGTTGTCAATGCCTAATTCTTCAGCGGCCTCATGGATGATCTGGTAGGCTCGTTCACGAGTGATGGCCTTGTTTCCTCCCTGCCTGCTCTTGAATAAGAAATGATGGAATGGCTTCCCTTCAACATACTTCCTCATTTCTCGTTTCAACTCTTTTGTCATTCTACGGGAAATCTGCTTGCCGGTCTTTCTCTCTCGTAGCTTGATGTGCCATCCCTGAACATCTTTGACTTTGAGTGTGAGGATGTCACCTACACGCAAGCCAGTGTTGAGACCAGTGATGAATAACATGTAATACATTTCATTCCACTCTCTCAGATAGTCTTTCATGGCTTGGATGTCATCTGTGTCTTTTATAGGCGATACCTCTTCCATACGCTTCCCCCTCTCTATATTAAAATTGATTTTCATAAGGAATTGGGAGTGCAGGAATCGAACCTGCTCCTACTGTTTTCCGCCAGTATGCTCTACCATTTGAGCTAACTCCCTAACCGCTATTAGGAGACCCTCTCATCCATGATGTGATTATCATGAACAAGATTATAGTATTTTATTTTGTGTGAGAATACAATATCTTATATTCTCAATTTAGAGTACACCTTTCATTCTGGCATACGTTTCCAAGATTCCAGCACGTTTGCGGTAAATCGTGGCATTGCTGACAAATTGCTTTTCTGCAATTTCTTCCCAATCAAGATTGGCTTGTCCCCATCTCAGATAGAAAATATCAAGCTGCTCTCCTGTCAGTTGCTTTTTGAAGGATTCAACAGTTTCTTTGAACAGCTCAAGATTCTTCAGAGTCACATCAGTAGCAAATTTCATCACTGTGTTTTCTGTGGGCTTGCTAATACCAGACTTCCCACCCCCAACAAGATCATCACCGTTCTTTGCCATCAATTCTGCTTTGCGTGTCCAGATCGCCCGGTCAATTCCACGAAAATTGAATAATTCTTGATCAAGGTTAAACAATTCTCTGTTGTTTAATTTTTTCATTCAATAACCTCTCTTTGATAGACTTCTACTATCCCTTTTCCTTTTAGTCTTTCACAGTGAGCAAGTGCTTCATGTCTTGTTTCAAATTCAGCTTCAGTATATTCGGCTAAATGCTTAGGATCAATCCAACTTGAATGACCGTGATACTTTCTTACAACATACATCTTCATTTCTTTCTCCTGTTTTTAAACGCTATCATACCAGCCCAGATCAAACCAGAAAACCAGACCATTGCGAATAGTATGTAGATAAAGTTTTGTAGGTCCATCTCACTACCACAATACACCTTTCAATTTGTTAAATTCTTCCTTTGGAATAGCTTGTTTAATAGTTATTTCAAAGTTTCTAAAGCCAATTTCACCAGTTGACAATTTACTTGCATTAATACTTCCAGAGTTAATGTTTCTAGCATCTGGAATATATTCTTCAACAATGTTTCCCATTGCAATGAATGTCTTACCGCCATCTGTACTGAATTACAGTCCTATCGGACGGCTGTTATACATTTTACGGTACTTTCTAATCAGTCGTTTTCTCGCTTTATTTAATGACGTGTCTTGTCTCCTTTGTAATTCTATTTCTTTCTGCTCTCAATTTTAAACTAGTGTTAACACCAAAATATACCAGTGTTATTTCTTTTTCCCATTGATTCTTTGTGTAAGGGTATCGGTTTGGTCTCACTCTGTTACCTCCTAAACTTTTAAATATAGGATTTCCATGTTGAATCCACTATCAATAAACTTGTGCGTCAATTCTTTGTTAATCCCATTTCCTAGACAATGATAAACTACGTCTACATTGATGTCTGCACCTAAATATTTTTCCAAACGCATACGATTGTCTACATAAAAGGCAATATTCCTTTTTTGTTGCTGATATGGTCTGGTTTTAGCTATATCCCTAGTACACCACATCAACACTTTTGAGATGATATCTTTCTTGGTAAAACAGTCTTTTAAAGAAAAGTAAGTGTTAGTTTTTGGGATAAGAATTAGTTCCAGTTGTCTATTTATAAATGAATCAGGAAAGAAGCTCATAAGTTTTTCCAGTTCTTCATATACCTCATTGTTCATTCTTCCACCTCTTTTACTTCAACACCTTCACAATCAAAGACCCAGCCAAAACCACCTTTTTCAATCTCTTCTTTTGTGTGCTTTCTGTTCTGTGTGTAAATGTTGTTATAAAAACGGTAGCCGTTAGCGGCTGTTTTCACAAGATAATCATCTGTGTTTTTCAATTTAACTGTATACCGCTTCTCTTTCTCGACTGTATAGCCATTGATCCAAGCGGCAGCAAGCGTTTCTTGATTACGTTCGTGATAAACCCATCTCAGAAGTTCTTCATCTTCTTCATCTTCTATACGCTTAAATAGATCTTGAAAATCCCAATCATTCTCTATGGCATATTTAATATAATTCTCCACAAACTGCGGTACTGTGACTCTCTCACGTTTCATAGCACCATCAAACTTACCTTGCTTGTAACCTGCACAATATTTATGAAACCCATATTCACTTCCAAGTTTATTCAAAATTTCATTGATCCATACTGCTTTAGTTCCAATATCAAACTTTTCAATTCGTTCGATGACATCTTTTAGTTTAATTTTATATTTATTGATCATTTGATCTGCGCTTACAATAAACTCTTCTGGTATTTCTACTTTTTCGCCATTGTCAAGAACTACACTAATTGCTATCGAATCATCTGTAGAATAAGCAAACCCGTCAAAGCTACCATAAACTAAAACTTTAGTACAATCCTCCATTTTATAAATCCTCCTCTTCAATATTTGATTTCTTTAGAATGGCAATTTGTCATCTGTGATGTCCATTGGGCTTGCAAAACTTGGTGGCATCTGTTCCGTCATGCTGTTTTGATTTGCGGTATTGTCACGCTTTTCAAGAACTTGAAAACTTTCTGCGACAACTTCAGTCACATATACACGTTGTCCTTGCTGGTTCTCGTAATTTCTTGTTTGGATTCGTCCAACAATTCCCACAAGCATTCCTTTTTTCGTCCAATTACAGAAACGTTCTGCTTGTTCTCGCCACATCACACAATTGATAAAATCTGCATCATACTCATCATTTGCATTTTTGAAATTTCGATTACATGCAATATTGAATTGAGCGGTTGCAATGTTACTAGGTGTGTAGCGTAGTTCTGCATCTCTGGTCAACCGACCAATAAGAGTCACATTGTTAATCATTATTATCCTCCGACATTATTCATTTCAGCAGCTTCCTTGAGCGCTTCTGCTTTCTTGCGTTCCTGCATTTGATATTCTTGGTTCAACTTATTCAAGATTGTATCTTGTGCAGTGTTCTGTTCAGCTAATCTCTGGATGCTCAATTCATGTTCCTGAAGCGTCCATTCCATATCTTTGATTTTGTTTTCTTGATCAACTAATCTGGAATTGAGATTGATAGCGATGACTAATGAAATAGCTGTCAATGAGATCAAGTTGATGATCAGCCAATTGATTTTACTTTTCATCTTCAATTACCCTTTCTAGTCTAAACTGACCAGCTTCTCTTCCTCGTTCATTTAAGTGTATATAATACTTGAGAAGTGAGACATCTTTTCCTGTGATCTTGCTCAATTCTTTCAGTGGAGCTGTACAGATGTACTTCCCTTGATCAAAGAATCTATAATCTGTCAATTCTTCTGGATCTCCCATCAATGTCTTTTCATCAATATTGAAGAACTTACACAATTCATGGACATGAGCTGGTTTTATATTTTTGTTTGTGATCCATTGCTGAATTGTATTCTGATTTCTATTCAATTTTCTTGAGAGTTCTTTGCGTGTTAGTCCTTTACCAAGGATCAACAATTGCAATTGTTGACGAAAGTGATCCATCTGATTTCTTGTGTAACCTCTCATGTTGTCACTCCTGTTCATGACTATTCTTTAAATCCTCAATGAGCCATTCAAGATATTTCTTAGCCTTATCCAAATCTTCAAGCCCGTTCTTCTTCTGGAATCGACAAAGATATTTGATAGCATTTCCCCAATAAAATCCCTGAACCCCTTTCAGGTTTCCTGCGAAGTTCCGGATGACATCAATGGATTCCAGACCATATTCACCACAATAGTGATTTGGCTTATTCACTGAATCATTCATTTCTTCTAGAATTTGTTCAAATGACCGTTCTTTCATTTTAGTCTTTCCTCCTTAATCCAAATACCGTCAACCAATTTCCCTTTGCGGTCCTTTATTTCTTCATAGGCTTTATTTAAGCACTCAACAAAGTCATAGTTGAGCATTTGAGAAATTCGCATCAATTCATGTACTACGCTTTTGAGTTGGTAGCCTTGACGGTTGAAATAAGATGCCAGAGCCTGATCTATCATCAATACAAAGTAATCTTCTGTTTTTGCAGCTTCCGAAAAAATGAATTTCTCTTGTTCTGGGAAGATTTCTTTTGTGTTGATACCAAGTTGAAGAGTCAATCCAATCAATACAACAGTGATGTCTCCAATGCTATCTTTGGTTACTTCTTCATCTTTTTCGGCAATTCCTCTCGACAGCTCACCGATTTCTTCATAGAGCTTCAGGAATTGCTTATTGGGTTCTTGAGTGTGTAAATTGCGATCATAGAACCATTTTTGAACTTTTGAAATTAGATCCTTTAGTTTGTTGTTTTCCATTCGTTAATACCTCCGACTTTCCATAGTTTCAGGAAATTTGTAAATGTGCTTGCTTGCTCCCTTGAAGATTCGGTCAGCAAGTGCTTGATTGTAGATTTTTTTGATGTCATTGCTCGACAAGTGAAGAATGTTGTTTGCCTGTTATCCAATATTTTGAATAGCTCCCTTTGTCTCCACTCGTTCGCTTCTTTGAGATTGGTACTCATGCTACTTTCTTTCCCTAAATCGTCCAAGAAGAGGAAGTCAACTTTGCTGAGTAGGTCCACAGCGTAGTTCTCTGTGAAATCTCCTCGACCATTGAAGCTTTCTTCAATCTTATTGAAGAGAGCTGATGTTGAGATGAAGATCACGCTTTTTGGATTCTCGCATTCTTTTGATTGCTCATTCAATGCTTTTGCCAATCCAATAGAGAGATGGCTTTTCCCAATGCCAGGCGGTCCACTTAGGATCACATTCCCTTTTTCAAACTTCAGATAATCTCTCAACATCCGTTTCATAAAGTTGAGAGCTTGTTCATTGATTGGATTATCTGCTGTATAATTCTCTAATGTCTTATCACTCAACTCTTGAGAATAGATGCTTTCTCTTTCAAAAACTTTGTAAGTGTGAGACAGAAGAGCTTGAATTTTCGCTTCCTGCCTCAAGAGAGATTCCATCTTCAGGATTTCTTCTTTTTCGCATTCAGGACAGATCTCAATGGTCTGTTCTGATCCACTGATCTTCACTTTCGCATGATAGGTTTGACAGCCATGTTTTTCACAAGACGTAATTTCTTTGTTCATTAGAATCCCAACCTTTCATCTTGTTTCTGAACATTTGGCTGTTTAGGCATCTGCTGATTGCGGTATTTTTCAAACTTACTAGCGTTGAAGAGTGTGTCTGGTGTTAAGTATTTAGACATCTTTGTGTTGTCCTTCCATTCATTTGTCTTAACATCAATCACATATTTGAAGTCTTCAATTGTGTAGTTCTCACTTAATCTTCCATTGATTAGCCTTTGAGTTGACTTGCTAGTTGGTTTAAAATGTGAACCAGTTTTCTCATTCAGATATTTGATAATTTCTTCATAGATATCTGATTGGGGCTTTTGCCCCTTATCTATATCTATATCTATATCTATATCTATATCTCCGTTGCCTTTTGTTGCAGTGGTGTTGCATTGCAACAGTTTTTGAGTTTCCCGATGCTTACGAGATCTACGGGTGCTTGCTGTTTCACTGCCTACCATCTCAGGAACTTGTTCAAGATTGAACTGGTAATTGTCTGATGTTGTCAACAGTTTTTTCTTAGTCAAGAACATCAATGTCAATCTGATTGCTTCCGGATCTTCATCAATGATGAGTGATAATTCTTCAGCTAGATCTTCAGCTAATCCTTCAAAATACAATTTCCCTTGTTCAGCAAGACTTGCAAGCATCATCTTCAAATAGATGATTGTGATCTCTTCTCCGCCTGGAAGCTTCCTCATCAACTTCATTTCCTTGGAATTGAAGAAGTCATCTTTTAGTTGTAACCAGTAATATCTACGGTTTTCAGTTACCATTCATCAGGCCTCCTTGTTTGCAAATTTTGCGTATTCTTTGAGGAAGTAAAGCTGGACAGTCCCAAGGCTTCCATGCCTGTTCTTCTCAAGGATGAGTTCTGTCACATTGTCTGGTTCTTCTTGTTCATCACGCTTGTAGTAAGCTTCTCTGTACAAGAAGGCTACTATGTCAGCATCCTGCTCAATTGATCCAGATTCCCTCAAGTCTGACAGTATAGGTCTCTTATCGTTCCGTTGATCAACTCCACGAGATAACTGACTGAGAGCGATGACAGGGACTTTCAATTCTTTTGCTATGATCTTCAATTGTCTTGAAATTTCAGAGACTTCCTGTTGTCTATTCTCTCTTCCTCTTCCTTCGATTAGTTGAAGATAGTCAATCACAATCAATCCTAAACCGCCATTTTCTTGAGCCAGTCTTTTGGCCTTTGATCTAATTTCTGAAATCCTGATTCCTGCTGTATCATCAATGAAGATTTTCCCTCTTGCTAGTCGTTCCTGCGCTGAAATCATTCTGCGCCATTCGCTCTCAGAGAGATTCCCTGTTCTGACATGATACGATGGAATCAGGCCTTCTGCTGACAGCATACGCTCAACCAAGCTTTCTGCTCCCATCTCAAGTGAGAAAATTGCTACTGCTTTATCAGAATTTTTAGCTACGTTCTGGGCAATATTCAGAGCAAATGCTGTCTTACCCATTGCAGGTCTTGCAGCGATAATGATCAAGTTATCTTCATGAAGTCCTGTTGTGATTTGGTCAAAATCAGTGAAGCCTGTTGAAGTCCCTGTCACATCTCCAATCTTCTGAGAGCGTTCATCTAGAATTGACTGTGTTGAGTCAATTACATCAATGATGGTCCTGAATCCTTTTTTTTGCTCATTTGAAATTGCTGACAAATTCTGCTCAGTTTGAGAAAGAATCTCATTCAAGTCTTTCTGGCCATCATAAACGCTTGAAATGCTCTGGCTCAGATCTTCAATGACCTTTCTTGCTCTGGATTTCTCAGCGACAACTTTTGAATAATGTTCAATGTGGGCGCTTGTAGGCACTGCATTGATCAGACTTGCAAGAAATGCCATCCCTCCAACTTGTTCAAACTGTCCAATAGAATCAAGGGCAGATTTGACAGATACGGGATCAATTGGATCTCCTTTGTCTGATAGATCCTGCATGATGTTGAAGAGCATCCCATGAGATAACTTGAAGAAACTATCCTTTGTCAAATATTCGGAAGCAATGTGAATCTTATCAGGATCAAGGAAAATTGAACCTAACACAGCTTGTTCAGCTAGAAGATCATGAGGCAGTACATTCATATTTTCTGCCATTTAATAACTCCTATCTGCGATAACCGAAGCGCATTGTTTCCCGTGCTTCTTGGATGCGTTGTTGTTCTTCAATCATTTTTTTAAGTTCTCGCTTTGCTTCTTTGCATCGTTCACTGATTGCGCTGATAATAATCATTTGAAGTAAGATCACCATGATGAGTAAAGCGATAGTAATTTCTAGTAACATTTTTAATTCCTCCAGTATTCATTCAAGTCAACAGCCATGATTGCTGCCAGGTTCTTTTGTTCTGTCAAGATTTGGCGCTTGTAGGGTGCCAATCCCTCATTCCGTTCTTCATCATTTTTAGGAAGGTAATACCCATTGGGCTTTCTTTTCTTTGCAACTATGGGATGCCCAAAATTTACACGCAAGCTTTCAATAATGTTTTCTATCGTTCTCTTGCCATAGTGGAATTTTTTTCTGAGCTGAAATGCTGTAACTGGCATTTCGTTTGTTGCGTATTTTTTGATGTAGTTAAGGATATTTGCTTCTGTGGCTGTCATATCTCTAGATATTGCCATGTGCGGCCTCCTTGTGTTATAATTGTTTTAGTAATTTTGTTAAGCGCCTGATTTTTCGGGTGCTTTTTATTTTTGCATTGATCGACAAAACCGCTGAACATCTTCCAGATTGTAAAGGTATTTCCCACCTTTTCCAGATTGCTGAAATTGAAATTTTCCTTGGTCTCTCCATTCCTCAAGTTTTGTTCTTCCCCAACCGGTGGATGCTTGAAGTTCTTTGATAGAGACCCATGTAGTCTGTCTTGATGTTCTCTTCTTAGCTTCATCTAACGCTTTGATATTTAATTGAACCAGTTCTTCAAATAGTTTATCTTTGAACTCTGGACCAAATAACTCCAATACCATCTATCTTTCCTCAAATTTTTCCCATGATTCAGAAATTCGCAATTTCTTATTTATGCGCAATTTTAAATCATCACTGCCTTTTCCATTCTTGAACATCTGTGTAATCATCGCTGGGCTAACCCCGACCACAGTTGCAAGATCTGAACGAGTCCATCCACGCTTGTGGAGTTCTTCTTCTACAAGTTCATTCCATTTTTTGTGTTGTTGGCTCATGTTGCTTAACTCCTTTCTGTTTTTTGTAACAGTTAAAGAATTAGTTAATTATTTTGTGTATTTACTTGACTTGTTTTAGTGTATCTGCTAAAATGAAGGCATAGTAAAAAGACATATTTAAAAACATTTTCATTCTAAATGATACCGCTCGCCAAAGCTATCTTTTTTAGAAGTGTTTTTATATGTTGTTTAACTAACTCTTTAACTTTACAAAAACTATTTTAGCGTATACGCAAGATTTTGTCAAGCATTTTTTGCGTATTTCCTAAATATTTTTTGTCAATTCATTAGAAAGGTTGATAATTCAATGTTTTCGACATTTGAAATTATTAAAGAATTGGCTAAAAAGCGGGGAATTTCTCTAAATCAATTAGAAGAAAAACTAGGGATTGGGAAAAATTCTTTGTATGGCTTGAAAAGAAATCAGCCATCTGCTGAAAGATTGCAACAAATTGCAGATTACTTTGATGTGTCTATCGACTACTTACTAGGACGCACTGAGAATCCAAAAATTGCGAAAGATGGTGATGCTTCTGCACCATTAGACCTCAGAGACATCGCTGCTCAATCAATGCTATTTGATGGTAAACCATTGACTGAAGAAGATATAGATTTCATCACAGCGGTTCTGGAGGCACACTTGAAAAATAAATAGAGGTGCATTTTATGACTGTGAAAGAACTTTGTGCTAGTGAGGGAGTGAACTTGTGCTATTTTGATGGCAGTGAGTGGCACAGTCCCGGATTCTTTAATCCTGTTCTGAACATTTTGGCATTAGATATAAATTTGTCAAACGAGGAACAGAAACAAGTTGCTCTTCATGAACTTGGTCACAAAGAACACACTCCTTTTCAATACGAATTGAACAGGGAACTTTGCGAATTACAAGCAGATAGAAGCATGATTCATCACTTACTTGAAGAAGAGTTGAAGTTGATGGATGATGTAAAAGAATTCAACTATCTGCATTTTATGGAAAAATACAGTCTGAAGACCATTGCAAGTGAAACGATGGTCAAAGACGAATATAATTCACTAATTAGTTAAAAAGGAGAAATACAATGGCTATTTTTGGAAAGAAACACGATGAATCAGAAGAGATTCAACTCTTTGAATCTACTGAAAATGAAAAGACATTTTTCTTTGCGAATCAAAAAACTCTAGTAAGAATTGATGATCATTTCATTCGGATCGCTCGACAAAACACAATCAGCAATACTTTGTTGCAGGGGCTTGATGGAGAAAAATCTATACTACTATCAAAGATTACTGCTTATCAATTAAAAGAACCCGGTAAAACAGTAGGCTATCTTCAATTGATTTTTCCTGGCAGTATTGAGCCAAAAGGTGGAGTGTTCGATGCTGTGAAAGATGAAAATACAATCACATTCAACAAAGAAGACAAGGCTAAAATATTAGAAATCAAGAATGCTATTGAAAAAGCACTGATAAATAATTAAGACAAACAAAAAAGCCCTGCACTCAACATTTGGGGCGTAGAGTACAGGGATACTGTTAAGGCGTAAAAATAGGCTTGAAAAAGCCCTTTTCACTATGCCTATTTTACCAATAAAAGAGGGAAAAGGCAATGGAAATTAAATCTTATAAAAAGAAGAATGGTGATACGGCCTACGGATTTAGGATCTATGTAGGCAAGGAGGACGGAAAAGATAAGTATGTGAAGCGTCAAGGCTTCCAGACCAAGGCAAAGGCACGGGCAGCGCTCTTACAACTTCAGAACGATTTGGAAAACGGGGAGCAATCAAAGAAAGAAATCACAGTTGAAGAGGTTGCAAAAAAATGGCTCAAGGAGTACGCTGATACAGTACAGGATAGCACCTATATCAAGACTGAGAGAAATATAGAAAATCACATCTATCCTGTCTTTGGCAGTAAAAAAATAGCTTCTATCACTCCCCTTCAACTACAGGAACAGGTCAATGAATGGTCCAAAAAATTAGTGTATGGGCGCAAGCTGAAAGGGTTAATGAATAATATTTTCAAATATGCCATCCGTTATGGTTATATTTCAACCAATCCTGTTGATAGCGTCACTACTCTTGTAAAAAAAGAGAGTGGTTCTTCTAGCGATTTTTATGATAAAGATGAGCTAAAATCATTCATGAAATTAGTGGATGACACGAATGATCTGAGAAAGAAAGTCATGTTCCGCCTTTTTGCGTTCACAGGGGCCAGAAAAGGGGAGATTTTGGCCCTCAAATGGACTGACTGGATAGATAATACCTTGAGCATAAACAAGGCCATTACAAGAGGATTTGAGGGGGAATCTGTGGGGGCTACTAAAAACAAGAGTAGTGTCCGACTGATTAGCCTTGATCAAAAAACAATTGATCTGCTATCAGAGTACAAGGAAATGAATCCTACTACCACTTTCATCTTTGAAAGCCCTGAAGGAAAACCAATTCCAAGTTCACTACCAAGGAAATGGCTCTTGCAGATTATCAAAGGCACAGATATCAAGCCCATCAAGATTCACGGTTTTAGACATACACATGCCAGCTTGTGCTTTGAGGCAGGAATGACACTGAAGCAGGTCCAGCATCGTCTTGGCCACTCTGACTTGAAGACAACTATGAATGTATACACACATATCACCAAACAAGCAAAGGATGACATTGGTGAGAAATTTGCTAATTATATAGATTTTTAAACCCATCAGATATCAGGACAGACTCTTTTCAAAAAAAGGGTCTGTTTTTGGGTCTGTTAGTTTCAAAAAGGTCTGGGAAAGAATAGAAAGTATAAAAATAAAAAACATTGAATTATCAATGTTTTGGGAAGTTTTAAAAAACTTTAGTAAGTTTTAAGAACTATAGATGGAGCCGGTGGGAGTCGAACCCACGTCCAAACACCTGCCAGCATATTTGTCTACAACCATAGGTTATGTCTTAGTTTAACAGCTACATGACACATAACTCAAGCCCTGTAGTTGCGAGTCTATCAATCTCTTATCTAACTTCTAGACAAAGTTAGATCGTATCTCGCTAAAATAAAGACCTGTCATCAAACACGAGCGATTCGAATCGGGTCACGCCTGCTGGTGTTTAGGCAGCTAAAGCGTAAGAATTATTATTTTTTGCAGTTATATTTAACTGGCGTTTTACATCCGCTAGATGAGTTGCAAAATATACCTCATAATGCCTGTCGAATCCGTAACGACCCCAAAACGAATACAATTAGTATATCAAAATGTAGCTAAAAATGCAAAAGAAAAAAATTGAACAAGAAGGCTTCCACTGGGGAGCTCCTTGCTCAATTAACTGTTCTTATTGAAGATTCAACTTGTACTTACTGATATAGTGAACCGTGAAGTACATAGAAACAATTTTGATGACTTCATAAATGAGACCTGGGATGAAGTTAGGTCCAAAATCATCAATATTTCCATAATAAGCCAATGCATACCCGATAGCATATGAATCTTTTAATGGATTGACTGCTGTACCGATGATACTTAACACAATACACAAAAGAAAGAAAAATAGAATAGCTTTCAATCCACGACGATTTTGGAAGAGTTGGCCAAGTGCGATTGATACATAAAATAGTAAGATTCCTGAAGCTGTGGTAAAAATCCACCAGATAATCATCCAATAAAAAATTGAATGATAAAAAACTTCAGCGATAATACTAAATACTGGAGAGAGGTCTTCTCCTATGACAGCGCCCATCACAATAATTGTGATAAAACCACTCAAAAATAGAAGGAATAGGCAGTAAAGACTCGCTACTAAAGCTCCCACAAATTTAGACAAAATAATCGCATGAGGGCTAGCTGGAAGGGTCCAGGTCAAGTAACCTTCACGTCCGTATAAGTTGGAATAGAAACGACGGATAATAATATAGTAGTTACTAAGATAAAGACCGATGATACCGCCAAAAATGAGAATTCCAAGAGTTCCTGCTACCATTTTCATGGTATCTGGTTCCATACTTGAAAAAGTTGTTGTAGAACTTCCTCCGATAATACCTGTAATCACTGACAAACCTAGTGCGATCAAAGTAATCAACAGATACCATTTACTTGTTGACTTAAATTCGTATTTTAATAATTTACCAAACATGGGGTCCTC